AACCACGGCAGGGAATGCAATGTGTTGGTCGCGCCGTCTCTTGTGTCGCCGCAGGAGCAGTGGGAAAACGAGTAGTCGATTTGCTGGGATGTTGCGGCTGGAGGCCAAGGGAATGATGTGGGTCAGCGCTTTCGCATTGTGGAGAAGGCTTTTCTGTGCTGGATGCAGCGGAGAGACCATGCCCGACCCTGACTTGATCACCGGCAAGCTGCGCCAAATTGAATGGAAGAAGAGTCGCGCAGGGGCTGTGTGGGCTGACACCATCGTCGCGCAGTACTCCGTCGAGTCTGGTGTCAATGAATCAGGCAAGAAGTGGTTCGTGAAACGCATTGGCCCGTGGGTCCAGCCTGTTGATTCAGTCGAGCAAGGAAAGCAGCTCTGCGAAGAGCATTACCGGCAAGAAATTCAAAGGCTGTTCGAATGAAGACGCAACTTCGCCCCAGGTACTACTGCGATCACTGCAACAAGGGCAGCGGGAGCCCGAGCGCAATGCGCCGCCACGAGCAGGGATGCACCAAAAACCCCAATCGTGTTTGCGGAATGTGCCAGGTTCGCATGGAGAACGAAGGCGTCGCTCCAGCTCCGCCTCGCGACGAGCTTGTCAGAGTCCTCGACGAGCGAGGATTTGAGGCAATGAAGAAGGCTGCGAATGACTGCCCGGCCTGCATCTTGTCGGCGATACGGACGAAGAACGAACAGGACGACAGCGGCTTCTGGACCGTGTCGGGACCCGAGGACGGCCGACAGACGTGGCTCTTCGGCGAGGCCAAGAAGGAGTGGTGGAAGCAGCGAAGCGATTTCACGGAGATGAAGTACGCGATTGAGATGTTTTGACAGCGAAACTCAGCAACGGGGGGTGTCTCGTGATTTGCACGAAATGCGGGAAGCAAGCCAGTGAGCTATACGCGACACGCGAAGACCTCGCGGATGCGCAGTGTGAGTCGTGTTGCGGTGGATTTGATTGGGGCTTGCTTTTGATGGTGCTTCTAGTGTTATTGCTGTGGCTGGTTTCCGGGGCGTGACGCGGCAATCCGGCAACTTGATGCGATACGGTGTGCCGGGCTTGGGTAGTAACCGAGCCTTCAGAGGAAACGCAGGCATCCGACGGAAGACGTTAGCCTAAGTCGCATCAATGTTGAGTCAAAGGAGTGGGGCCGATGAGAACAACAAGACTTCAAGCCATCGCAGACAGCCCGACAGACGCAAACTGTTCGACCTGCTAGACGCAACGCATGGCCCGTGAGCTGCTCTCGCTGCGTGGAGAAATCGAAAAGACAATAACCCAGCTTCACCGATGGGCGGACGAATCGCTCAGGGGCGGATGGTCAACTCATCAGGTGGAGCCACAAAGGCGGTTTGCCGATGATCTGGGTAAAGCGATGATGAAGTCCTACTTGTAACCAACTCTCGCTATGGAGGGCAGATGGCAGACACGCTTACGCCTGCTGACGGGGCTTCTCGATCGAACACAGAGGCCGCCGCGACGCCGCTCGTGTTCGCGCTGGACTTTGACGACACATTCACGGCAGATCCCGCGCTGTGGTCAATGTGGATTTCTATCGCCAAATCACGAGGCCATCAGGTCTATTGCGTGACGGCCAGGCGGGACACGATGGAAAACAGGGAAACAGTGTCGCGCTTTTTTCGCGATCACGGCGTGGCAATACCGACGGTGTTCACAAATCTAGCGTCAAAGGTATGGACGATGGAGAAGCGTGGAATCAAGGTGAATGTCTGGATTGACGACTAGCAGCAGACGCTGGTGAATGGTCACTGAGTGGTGAATCGAGAGAATGGATCGATTTTTACTCCGATTTCCCAGGAATACTTGAATGAAATCGAGACTTCGAGTCGCGTGCCGAAAACTCTTCCGTGTGATGACGTGCTTTTTGTTTGGCCACGACTGGAGGATGTCGCCAGCAGGAAGGCGCCGAGCGTGCCGACATTGCCTTCGTCGCGAAGTTCTGTTTTTTGCCGGGTACTCATTTGGTGGCAGATGGCATGAGGAATGGATAGAGCACACGCACCCAATCGACGCCGACCCATCAATGGACCCGACTGTCGTCAGCGTTGATGGCTACAGCTACACGCTCGGGCAGTTGCACAGGGACCGTATTGCAATATACGGCGCAATTCCGGTCCAGTCGCCTTGTCGGTTTTAGATAGATGTGCCGAACCAACGTGGAGTCGGCCTTGTTTCTCAGGAAATGGAGTTTGCTATGCACTACAGGAACGGGCGAGAAGCGAAGAATGGCGACAAGATCGTGAAGCTGGAGACGGAAGGCGGGAAGATCGTCTCCTTCGGCGTTCTGCACGGAGCGGTTCCAGGCAACGACCACTGCAACGGGAATATCGCCGTCGTTCAACCGGCAAACGATTACGCGTGCCTGTGCGACTGCCTCCACATTGACGACTTGGCGGAAATCATCGCGACATCAGGGCTAGGCAAGCGTCCGGCCGGAAAGTAGTCGAACGCCTGAGCATGGCGCCGGGGATCGCTGACGAGCGAGCACTCCGCCACGTTCGATTCGTGGTCAGGCTCTTGCGTGCATTCAGAGGGACAGTCGATGAGCAACAGAAACCTGTTCAAAGCTCCGAAACGGCTCGACAACGGAGAACCCGGAGATCTGCGGACACACTGCGAGGTCTTCAAGATGACCGCCGTCGACGAGAACGACATGGTGTTTTTGTCGCACCTGTATCGAGCGATCTGGATTGGCGGAGTCGTCACCGTCGATGACGGCAAGTCGAAGCAAACGTACCGATTCGGTCAGTGAGCCTGGAGCTCATAGACGACAGTGGTCTTGCGGTTCACCGTAAACTGACGAACCTTGCGAATCAACTTGCACTCGTGCAGCTCGATCGCGCAGTCGGAGGACACCGAGTTTCTGCTCACGGACGTTTTGTTTCCGGACTTGGTTTGCTTGTAAATCCACCGGCCTTCGGCTGGATTCTGCGGAACATGCAGTTTCCATCCAGTCGCCAGGAGATGAAGGGCGAGAGTCGCTTCTGTGGAGAGCGTTGCCGGGGCTTCAGTTGTCATGGTTCGCTCCGTTATTCGATCAAACTCGACATCGTCATTTCTGGCTTGGCTGCGTGATTCTCGACAACTGACACCGCCACTGACACGATATTCCCGTGCTCCAGCACGCGTTTCCACGCTTCATTTTGGTCGTACCTGTCTGGATGTTCAAATCTCCACCCCATGCTGGACTGGAGATACTTGAGCCGCACATTTTCCGGCGTGTCTGAGATTGAATCGAGGTCCAAGTCGCCGCCGTTTTCACGATAGGCGTAGCATGTTTTCGTGTCGCCGCCACGTTGCTCGCCCTTCTGGACGGCCAGCCGCTTCTCCATAGACTTCGATGCCATGACTTGCTTCCTTCAGCTTCCAAAGTGACACAAAAAAAGAACTGGAAAGACCCGGAGGCTCCTTGAGTACCGTGGAGGACGCATCTGGAGATGCCCGGAGACACCCGGATATGCCCGCCACACAACAGCAGTCACAGCCAAGGCTTGCGACACGTATCCTTGACGGCAGTCACGCGACGGGCATCTGACGGTCGTTTGGCTGTCACTTGACGGTCATTCGATCGCCGCTCGGTTTTGACACAATCACAAGATCGTCAACGAACTGATACTGGCCGGTTCCACCGAGGGGCCGATTAAGGCGGACGCCTCGATGAACGCGCAGCACCAGACAACCGTTGCCGTCTTCTTCCCATCCTTCCGGCGAACCGTCGCACCCATCCACTTCGATGGCCAGCCTTTCTTGCTCCTGCTCACGATCCGCTCCCTGTGCTCTGGTTTCAATTCAGGCCGGAAATTGTTTCTGGCATGCCCGGATTCTGGCCGTCGATCTTCCAGGTGTTCTCGCAGGCATCCCAAGTGTACGTCGCGGTCTCATCCCCGATCGTGACCTTAATTTTCGTCGCCACGAGGGGCGATCCGCACGTTTCGCACGCGGCGGGGAAATCGGCCAGGCTCTCGCAAAAGATGCAGTCCCCTGTGTCGTTGATGCGCTGTTGTTGTTCGCTCATGCCATCCACCTATCGCCGAGTCGAGTTGTCGATATCATTGCCGCGCCACATCGCAGACGCCTTGCTTAGTGCGGCGATCATCATCTCAGTCTCATTGTCTGGAATCGTCGCGATTGATGCGCATATCGCCCGCAGTGCTGATTGCATTTCCATCGCCGACGACATCAGCACGGCGTTTGCGTAGCTTTCCTGGGAGCCGTCGGGCATCCATGCAATAACCTGACCAGATGGCCTAAGCGAGCCGCCTATGCACTCTGCTTCGTCACGGTGGATGCACCACCTGCCATCACGCAGGCTCACTGTCCACGGTTCCGCAGTTGGGTTCAAGTTCTTTGCGTGTGGTATGCCCATCTCAGCCACCTCTCGCCGCTTGGTTCGCTGGGTTGTTAGTGGTTCGCGCGGCCAAGTTACCGCGAGCGTTCGCTGGACTAACGTCGCATCAATGGTAGATCAGCCCTCGCTGTTTCCAGCATTTCGCGAGAGATGATCGTGTCGCGTAAGTTTGTGCCGCACGACGGGCAGTGATTGACGCGCCAACTGCTTTGCACTCCAGAGTCATCCACGGTCTGAATGCACGGCATGACTAAGAATTCGTCGTTGTCACTCACTGACCACCAATCGAATGCCCCGAGAATTTTCGGCCACGTGTCGCAGCACTTCGTCGTCACCGTAAAAGAACAATCCGCAGCAGCGGACGGGGTTGGTTGCTCAACTGGTTCTGTCATATCCTCGATCTCCAAGAGTTAAGTTCGCCGCTGTGCGGAAGCATTTGTTGTTTCGCTCATCGCTCCCCTCCGTCCGCGTTAAACTGAAAGCAGGTCTTTGCTACGCACCCACCCTAGCGACTCGGCGAGCGCAATCTCCTCTGCCAGTTCCTCTGGCGTTCGACGCCGGTTCGTCTTCCACGGCTCAGCAAACGCAAACAGGGTTCCGTCTGACCACACAAGACTTCCGACGGTTTCGGACCAATCTCCGTCGATCACTTCCATGCCAACTGGAGGCGCGAACGGCATTTCAACTACATGACTGAAGATCACGTCATCAGACGACGACCCGATGCCGGTGCGTATCTCCAGCTTAAAGCAAACTTGCATAAATCAACCCTTGAAAAAGGCGGGCTCACGCCGCGAAAATCACCTCAATGCCATTCTTTCACGAAAGTACTTCTCGGCAACCCGCTCTATCGAATTTGGATCGATCCCGCCCGACCACAAGTAGCGGCAGTTTTTTCGAAGCTCATCGCTGAGCGTCTGCGCCTTGATTCTGACATCAAGCTCGTTGACGTCGAGTCGTCCGTCCTCTTTCAGCAGGCTGTTTCTCATTTCAATGAACCCCACTGCGCTCGTAGAGAGAGACCACTGAGCCTCCGATTTCCTCGTCGGTCAGCTTTGTGACGAAACCGGATCGGATCAATTCAAGGGCCGTATCCGCACTCACTCGGCGCACTCGAATTGCGTTCAGTCCGTGGATTCTGGCTGGCTTTGTCAGCATGTAGTCACAACGCCTGCTGGGCACAAACAGGTGCCACCCAGACGAAACCATGCGTTTTGCTGTTGCTATTCCTACGGTTTTGATGCTTGCCGTGGCCGTGGATTGATTGCTGTCGCTCACTGCGACTCTCCTTCGAGTATTCGATCGATTTCGGCTTCCGTCATCTTCTCGCCCTTCGAGATGCGAGACGAGATCTCATCGAACCTCTTGATCTCTGGGTAAGCCGCCGCAGCAAGCTCATTCCAGATCGAGGCAGGAATCATGAAGGCTCCGTAAGACGCAATGTAGGGAATCGATTTGTCGATTGCCTGCTTGACGATGGCGAGGAGTTCTTTGTGTTCTTGGTGAACCTCCTGGACCCAGGTGTACTCAGGCCCCGGCGACACGTCTGTATCGCCGTGAAGCAAGTCGAGACAGGCTCCGTTTTTGCCGAACTCGCACCAGAATCCCCTTGGACGCTTCTTCCGGGCGTCATCGGTCGATTGTCTTGGCGTCATTCCGATTCCTTTTCTACTGGAAGCCATGTCATCTGTAGATTGCATTTGATTCTGCATTTTCTTCGATCACCGTTGCGAACCAGTCCATCTGCACGCAGCTCAGGCAGCCTCCGGCTGATCTCGTGACGAGTTAAATATCGATCGTCGCTTAAATGCTGCTGACTCATGTACAGTTCAACCGCAGTTGAGCCGGGGTTGTTGGCGACGAGATTTTTCACCACATCTCGATGCTTTGCCGCGTTGCCGTTCGCCTCATGCCGTTCGTGCGCCAGTGTGCTGGTCAACTGCATGGTTCACTCCGTGAAACTGAACAACTCTTCCTTGGGAAATTCCTGTCCCGAAAATGTCACGCGTAACTCGGGTGTCGGCTGTCCTCGATCGAGTCTTTTTTCTCGTTCTCATCAATCTCAGACAGAAGCATCAAAAACTCACGGACAGTGCGGAACTCTTGGTTGCGGTGGCTCCCGTCAGCGTAAACCCGAAGCTCGCCGTGGTTGTGGCCGTCTGCCGCAATGAAGTCCTTGCAACCCTGTTCAGTGAAACAGGCGGTCACGTACCGCCACTCGTCTTTGTAGTAGACTTCTTGCCAGCCCTCGCCTTCGAGCGTGCCGAGCTCCAGCTCAATCGCCTCATCCTCAGTGGCTTCGACGTAGTCGTTCTCCATGTCGATCCACACGGAATCATCACTGTACGATGGATCGAACCCGTAGACGCGAACCTTCTCCTGAACGATGAAGATCGGCGCGGCGGTGATTCGATTGTCCTGTGTCCGCAGGAGATCGCCGACGCGCTTCATCTTCTCGTAGACATCCATCGGGATGGTGATTGTTTTTGTTTCCAAGACTCAGTCTCATCTGAGGGCTATTCGGATCGATCGACAGGCAATACCACTCAAAAACCAAGGTCATTCGTCATTCTTCACCGTGATGCGCGACGCGAAGGCATCCGCTGCGTCGGCCCATCCGGAAAGATCAGAAGCAAGCTCCCTTGCTCCCTCCGGCGACAACGAAAGGCGGATCGTGCTGAATGCCTGAGTGAGGATCGGGTCGTCGCCGCTTTCGCCGAACGCAGCATTCGAAACACACATAAGCAGCCGGATTGCTGTGTGGAGACATCCGCCCTCACTAGAGATACAGTGATCGACACATGCCTGGACGGAAATCAGATCGTTCATTCGGTTTCCTTGACTGAAGATATCGGACGCAATTCAAAGCCGAGGAATCGGCATATCTGCAAAAACATGGCAGCGCGCGGATTGGCTCGCTTGCGCAGAAACTCGTATAGGGAGTGGCGACTGACGCCAGCCTTGTCGGCAAACTCGTCAACTGGCAGCTCGTGCTGAGAAACCATGTGCCTGACGTGATCGACGCTGAGATTCATTGCGCAACCGAAAGAAAACGCGACACGGAAACAATCAGGTAAAGCACACACACTGCCGCTATCGACGCGGCACACAGATCAGAATCGTTCGGCTTGATCGTCATTAACGCCTCTTCGGAAGTCTCTTCCTGTACTCACTCGACAACGCAGACACGCAGTCGGCAATGTCATCGCCAGGCTTGGCAAACCCGGCGAAGTTTCCAGCCAACGTCGGTATCGTTGTCGCACCGCCATCAATCGCCACGCCAACAATGACATTGTCTTTGGACCATCCCGACGCAACCCCTTCCACAAAATGCCGTTTGCTGTCGTATCGAATCTCAACGACCGTCGCGACGCTGAGAAAGTCCAGCGGCTTGTCGTAGAGCTTCGTCTCTCCGTCGTCTCCGGAAATGCGAGCGTAAACACCCCTGATTCCGTTGGCCGGAATGAGATTTCGGATGGTTACATCGCGCTCAACGATCTTTGGCTGGTCATCAAACAGGTGTCTGTCGCTCATGTGCTACTACTACGCAAAAAGAGGTAGGTGTGATCGCGAAAAAATAGAACTTTCGATTAAATTCCCAGTCTTTCTGCAATCGCGGCGACAATCGGGGACCGCATGTTGTCTTCGCGGCCGAATCGAACGACCGTCACCGAGTCCAGGGAAACCGGGAAAGTCAGCAGTCTCGCGACCTCGGAGATCGGACTTCCACCAATGTCGGACTGGCGTTCATCTCCGCAAAACACGATGCGAGTGCCGACATCAAGGCGGGTGAGGGCCATTTCCAACTGGACGCGCGAGCAGTTCTGCGCCTCATCAATCACGATGATCGTGTTCTTTGGCGAGATCCCTCTCATCAGTTCGAGCGGAGTCACCTGAAGCTGCCGGGACTCCAGCATCCTGGAAATGTCGGACTGTTCGAAAAACTGCCCGATTGCATCCAGCAGCGGAGCCATGAACGGGCTGACCTTCGCGGACAGATCGCCGGGAAGAAAGCCCAGGTGGTCGCCGCCACACTGAACGAGCGGACGCGAAAGAATGATTCTCTCGATCCGCCCTGCGGCAAGCTCCTGCGCGGCAAAACCCGCCGCCATGAAGGTCTTTCCCGACCCAGACGCGCCCAGGCCGAACGTCACAGAGCAGGACGCCATCGCCTTGAAGTACTCAGAATGAACCGGCCGCGTGGATCGCAGTCTCCTGATCAATGCCGGGCGAATCGGCTCGGCTGGCGAAGCCTCTTCCGTGTGCGGTTGCCTGACTTTGGGTTGTGGCTTTTGCGGCTTTCTCGACATCGGATTCCTTGGAATAACTGGGAAGGTCCTCGCCATTGCAGCGTCGCTTGAATCGATCCACAGCCTCAACAGTGGAGAAGAGGCTTCCTCCGGACATGAAGTATTCGAGAAACACGGTTTCTCCGTGACGGTTCAGCACTCCGCGCGAACGCCACTGGTAGAGCACCTTTCGGGATGGCCGCTGCGGAAACATCGCTGCCACCTGCTTCAGGCTGAGCGGAGTCTCGTTTTTCGCCTGGTCAACCGGCAGGAGTGGTGAGTTGCAGGCTTGGTTGTTCTGCGTGGTCATGCGTCGCCCTGAGTGAATCGATTCAAGAATCTACACAACAGTTCTAACAGTGGCGTCGCGAATGTCGCAATACGACATTCCTGTCTAATAGCGCACCGAAAACAACAAGGTCGCATCTGAGAATTTCGAGTCCGCCGCCAAGATGGTTTCCATGAAACTCATCAAGGACGTCATTCGAGCAGCGACCTACCGGCCGGACCCGGCGAACCCGGAGTTCAAGGTCGAGATCACCCCTGAGGTGATGGATCACTGGTCGAACACGTTCGAAGACATGAAGGCCGCTGAAATCGGCATTCCTGTCACATGGGAGCATCCTCCAAAGAACAACCCAAGCAGCGACCCTCACGAATGGTCTTCGGGGCGACCCGGCGACCCTCGCGACAGGGCTGGATGGGTTGAGAGTCTCTACCGCGACGGCGACACGATGTTTGCCGTTATTGACGTCCCAGACAAATACGCCGAGGACCTTCGGGACGTCGGCTGCTACGTGTCGCCCAAGTTCGGCGGCTCATGGAAAGATTCGCTCGGTCGTGAATGGGAGAACCCGATTCACCATCTGGCACTGACGACGAAACCAGTCGCTGTGAATCAGCGAAGAGAGTTTGTGCCCGCGACCACATTTTCGCGGGTCATGCAGTTCTCGACGAGCCAGGGCGAATTGATGCCGCTGGACACCTTCAATCGGGAGACAGCCGTGACGATCACTCCGGAAGAAGCCATCGAACGAATTCTCGAAAACCCGGACGTTCTGGCTCGCGCCGCAGAGAAGCTGGGTGTCCAAGAATTTTCCGCAACGCCAGGCATGGGGATTCCCGCTGGTATGCCGCAAGACGATCCCGGAGCAGGGATGCCACCGATGGCGCCTCCCGTTGCACCGGAGCCAGAAGCGCCAGACGCTGTTGCCACCTGCATGCAGATCATGCACAAGCTGTCCGAGACGCTCCACGAGGGGATGCAGGCAATGGCCGCCCTTCATGGCGTGAACATCGGCGGCGGTGATGACGACGAAGACGATCTTCCGCCAATTCCACAGCAGCCGCCGCAGCCACAGGTAACCGCCTCCCCGGCTGTTGTCTCGATGAGCCGCGACGACCTGATTCACAACCCGCTTTACGCGGCACTTGAGCACCGACAGACGCAGACCGAGCGAAAGCAGCTTGCGTCCCGCGTTGAAGCCTTGTTCGACTCCGGACGAGCCACCCGAGCCAAGGCGGACGAACTGCTCAAGGGCATCAACAAATACGAGTTCAGCCGCCAGACAGAGCTTCCGAACGTGCTGCTCCTGGAGCGGATCAAGACGCTCGAAGAAACTCGACCGAACAGCGCGATGGCAGACATGAACGGGCAGCAGTTCAGCCGTCGGCCGGACGTTGTCTCGCACAACAAGGCATTCAACTCCGAAGAGGAGATGACCGACGAGCGGGCTGACGAAATCCTCGCAGAGGTCTTCGGCAAACCCAACTGATTCCAAGAAACATCCGGCTGATTCCAGAAAACACCGACAAAGTTCCTCAGGAGATCCGACATGGCCACCCCAGGCTTCAGCTACGCGACCCCCGGCTTCTCTGACCTCCGAACGAGCCAAGAGAA